AAAACAGCAAAATGCAGATTCTGCGGTCAAATGACGCAGATTGAGGCAGACGAAGAACTGACAGCAGCACAGGCAGAGGAACAGGCAACAATGACATGTAACTGCACAGATGCGGTTGAGTATCAGAAAGAGAAACAGAGGAAAGAAAAGGCAATGCAGAACGTCGCTGCACTGTTCGGGGAGGCAGCAGCACCGGACAAAAGATGCGGAGAGGGAATTGTGAAGATTCTCAAGGCAGCAGTCGAGGAGATTTACACAGGAGGATTGGCAAAAGTCACATTGAACCTCCGTGGAGGCGTGAAAGCCTCTATTTCGCAGAACAGCAAGGGCGAAATCAACGTCGAACGTACCGAGACAAAAAAACAGAAACTCACAGAGTAATGACAGGAGGGTGAACAGATGGCAGCAGGATTCAGCGTGAAAGACGCACTCAACAAGAACAGCAAAGCAGGGATTGACGAATCTCCGAGAGCGAGATTCCGCACAAAGGACATTTCGATTTTCAAGATGTACCGCAACGACATGAATTTTTATAGTGTTGCAGACATCGAAGAACTGGCAGGAGACATCCTCCTGTCCGGTTTGAAACAGAACCTCGAACTTGTATATGCACCGTGCGAAAAAGGCGAATACAGAATCGTCGCAGGTGAAAGACGGTGGGAGGCTCTCAAGTACCTCGTATCAAAGGGATATAAAGATTTTGAACTTGCAACCAGTAAATTGACCACACCACAGGACGATGACGAGGAGCAGGTTGAAATCATCATCGCCAACTCATACCGTTCAAAGACCATTTCCGACATGATTGAGGAGGAAACACGCCTCAAGGCATCTCTTGAGCGTATGAAAGCAGCAGGAAAGAAAATCAAGGGATATGACCTGCAATCCGGACGATTGAGGGATGTGATTTCCTCAATGCTGCATGTGAGCAAAACAAAGATTGCACAGATTGAGGCAATCAATAACAATCTGATTCCGGAATGGAAAGAGGAACTCAAGAAAGAACGCCTCACATTCTCCGCAGCTTATGAATTGAGCGGAATGACGGAGGATGAACAGCGTGAGACACTGGGGAAATTTTCAGAGACCGGAGAACTGACACACAAAGAAGTGAAAGACATGAAAGAGGCGAAAGCAGCAGGGCAGCAGGTGTCAGAATCCGACACGGAAGAAAACGGCATGAATCCTCCGGAGGCAAGAGCGGGCGACGATTATGAGACACCTCATCCGGAGGGGATCACATCTCTCTGTTATTCCTGCACCGAATATGAGACTTGCAATGTTAAGACCGGAACATGTACCTCATGCGACCAGTACAAGAACCGTGCAGAGGCATACAAGACCGATGAACAGAGGTATTCAGAGGAACAGGATGCAATCGACCGTGAGACAAAGAAAAAACTCCGTGAGATGGAACAGGAGGAGAAGATGCAGAAACTCCCATCAACAGCACCGGAGGAAATAAAGACAATCAGAGTGTCACAGGACAAATTCGAGGAATACACGGGAGAATATAGGAAACCGTACATGATAACAAAAGACGACGGATTCAAGGTCGGAAATGTCGTCAAATTAGTAGTATTTGTAGCAGGTAAAGCAACCGGAGAGACGGCAGACATGAGAATCACCTGCAAAGACGATGACATCACATGCAGCGGACTGTCAGACGGTTGGTGCGTTATCGGTTTAGGCGTGGCATAGAGGAGACAGAATGAGTTATAAACAGAGATACCCGTATTTGATGCAGCTTGCATATATCATCAAATACAGTTTGAAGAATTGGAGGAAAAGACATGAATAACATCAAAAGAGGCGAAATGTTCTATATCAGCAGAGGGGGGGTGTCGTATAGCGGGAGCGAACAGCACTCCGACCGTCCGGCGGTCGTTGTAAGCAATGACAAGAACAATGAGAACAGCAATGTCGTTGAGGTTGTATATATGACCACGCAGCCGAAAACAGACCTCCCGACACATGTGACAGTGAGGTCGACAGGCAGACCAAGCACCGTTTTATGTGAGCAGGTCTATTCGGTATCGACAGAACGCATCGGAACGTATATCGGAGAGTGTTCAGACAAAGAGATGGAGAACATCGACATCGCTCTCATGATTTCCTTGCAGCTTGACGGCAACATGAAAACCTCGAAGAAATACAACGAGACAATCAAAGAACAGCAGGAGGAAATTGACCTTTATCGCAAGAAGATTCAAGCGATGCAGGAGGCGTTGAAAGAAAAGGAAAATGAAAAGCCGGAAATCACGGCATCATCAGAGGAGACAATCAGATTGCAGACAGAAAGAGACACATACAAGACCATGTATGAACAGTTACTCAACAGATTAGTGAATGGAGGAGCAGCATGAACAAAAGTACATTAAAGGCAGAATTTATCAATGCGAAAATCAAGGATGCGAAATACATCGGAGTGAGTATCAAGACGGAGGGCAGCAGTCAGCCGGAAATCATCATCAATCCGAGAGAGAATTTTGATGCGAAATTTGATTATTACATGGAGGCATACGATGACGATTTGATTCTGATTGCAGCAAAGGGCAAAAAGGACATCCGCATCGTGGCAGCAGGACACGGAAACCGATTCGAGGACATTGAAAACCAGTTAATCGGGGAAAAGGGCAAAGGTTGGAGAGAATTGATTGCAGGAGCGATTGACAACGCCTATGACCGTTTGATTGCAAGCACACCTCCACAGACGGAGGAGGAAAAGACACATTGCGAAATGATAAAAGAGGCAGTCAAGGGAATGTTCATCAATGAGAGCAGGACGGCAGCGGAGGCAGAGTTCATCAAGACCCATATTGTTGATTATGAGAAAATATTCGATGTCTGCATGAATGGCGATGACCTTGAGTTCAAAAAAGGACTTGTCAGATTGCAGAAAATGCAAAATGAATATGTGATGCAGAGAGAACGGGAGGAAACGGCAAATGAATAAAGTCATATTGATGGGGAGACTTACAAGAGACCCGAATGTCAGATATACGCAGCAGAACAGTTCACAAGAATCCATGTGCGTGGCACGTTACACACTGGCAGTCGACCGCAGAGGTGCAAGAGACGGGCAGCAGTCAGCGGATTTTATTTCCTGCGTTGCATTTGCCAAAAACGGCGAATTTGCAGAGAAGTATTTCAAGCAGGGAACAAAAATCGCTATTACGGGCAGGATTCAGACGGGTTCATACACCAACAGAGACGGTCAAAAGATATATACGACCGATGTTGTGATTGAGGAACAGGAATTTGCAGAAAGCAAGAAAGCAGCGGGAGAACAGGAGCAAAATGCGGGTTATACGGATGCAGGTGACGGATTCATGAACATTCCGGACGGTGTTGACGAACAACTCCCTTTTGCGTAAATGGAAAGGAGGAGCGTGATAATATGGGAATTATGAGCATCGTGAAAAACGTGATTGAGCATTTCAGAAAAGCCGGAAAGACAGAAAATGAGATTTCGGGCATGATTGAACAGGCAGCAGACAGGGCGACAGTCAACAAAGGCGTTACAGAAAAAAAGGAATATAAAAGACCGGAAATCAAGGTCGAAACATCGGCAGAACAGTTCGTCGAGGCAGTCATGCAAACGGGTGTCACAGCGGAGCAGGTAAAAACGGCAATTATGAAAATGTGCGATTCGCAAAGATGCACAAATCGCCAAAACACGAATAACTGGCGTAAAATGCACGGTCTGCCTATGAGAAGAAAGCAGAAAGCGAGGAAAAAGCATGAAAGAGGAAAAAGAGCAGACAGTCATTGACAAAACCCTGCTATATCTCGAAAACTATCGTGAAATGGAGCGGTACATCAAAGAGGCGGTATCAGAGACCTCTCAAGTGCCGGATATAGGCAAATACAACATATCAGCAGAAAGAGCGTTCCTGCAATCGGTTAGAGAGTGCCGTGCAGAGACGGTCATTCTGTTCGAGCATCTCAAACAGGCTCTTGCATCACTCAAAGAGGATGCAGAGGCAGCAGGTGAGGGGTACAAGTACGACGCACTTGAGGCAGTCTATATCAAGGGCAAGACATACGAGGATATAGTGAGGGAGACGGGATGCGGACGCAACTCACCGAAAAAGTGGTGCAAGGTCATGATTCAACGCCTGTCAATCAAATTATTCGGTGCAAAAGCGATTGAAAATGATAAAAACGGAGTGAAAACAGGGTGAAATGAGGGCGAAAACGGGGGTAAAAAGTGGGTGAACAAAAGGCAAAATAAACGTGATAATATGTTAGCGTGAACAGTTGAGACGAGCGATTGCAGATATGCAGTCGCTTTTTTCTTGCCTGTTTGCCCTCCTATTATACGCGGGTAAGTGTACACAGTAATGTGCATAACTGCCCGCCTCTTGTGGATAACAGGACAGGAGAACAAAGAAAGAGAGGAGAACACAGATGCTTTTGAAATCATGCAAGTGTGGCAAGTTGATTCCGCAGTCGGTAAAGATGTGCGAGGAATGTGAGCGACGGCAGCAGTCGAGGCACATGATATACAACAACACACGGCGAGACAAGAGAGCAGCCGAGTTCTATCTGTCAAAGGAATGGCGGGATTTGAGACCTGTCATCATGAGTGTGTATGAGTATGTGGATATATATGCTCTGTATGTTGAACATCAGTTGATAACACTGAAAGATTCAGACCCAATCCACCACATCATAGAACTTGAGGACGACTGGGAGCAGAGGTTGAACCCATTGAACTTGATACCCTTGAGTCATCGGACACACAACACAATTACGGCTCTGTATAAGCAGAGCAAAGAGAGCATGAGAGCAACACAGAAACAGTTGAGGTCACTGATTGAGTACCACTTTCGAGAGGCAGGGGGATATAAAAAAGTTTTGTGCGATTCATTTCTAGTCGCACCCCCTCTTTTGTTTGGAGAAAACTCCCCACGGGAATTTCAGCAGAAAGGTACATCCGAAAGGGGTGTCAGAATGTGACACAAAATCACTGAAATGTTGACGGAAAGGGGGTTTGTTGCTACATGGCAGGACAGAGACAACCCACGGATTTGGTTGTTATGAACGGGCGAAAACACCTCACAAAAGCAGAAATTGAGGCACGAAAAAACGCCGAGGTTGTAGCACCGAACGACAAAGTGAAACCTCCGTCATATTTGACACCGGAGCAAAAGAAAAAGTTCCGGAAGATTGCGAAAGAATTACTTGAAATCAAACTGATTGCGAATGTTGACTGCGATGCACTGGCGAGATTGCTCATTGCACAAGAGCAGTACATCGAAATCACGCAGCAAATCAGAGCAACTCCATTGATGGAGGATGTTCCGGTATATGAGACAAAGACGAATCCGGACACGGGAGAAAAAGAACGTGTGCAGGTCGGTACAAGGCAGGTCGTGAACGGTGAACGTGAGCGTCTCATGATTATTCAAGACCGCTGCATGAAACAGTGCAGACAGGGAGCATCGGATTTCGGATTGACAGTCTCCTCACGCTGCCGTTTGGTCGTACCGAAACCACAGCAGCAAAAGCCGGAGAATAAATTTGCGAAATATGCAAATTAAGGTATGGCGAAAGCAGGAGAAACACAAGACCGCTGCACACAATACGCCCTTGATGTTGTTTCGGGCAAGATAACAGCCGGAGAATATGTCCGACTTGCATGTCAAAGACACCTCGACGACATTGAGAAATCGAAAGCAGCACCGTACAAATACTATTTCGACGTTGAAAAGTCAGAGGAAATCATCAATTTCGCAGAGGAATTGACCATTGCAGAGGGCGAAGAAAACGAGCATGTGACCGCATATCCGTTCCAGTGCTTTATTTTAGGGTCACTCAACGGGTGGAGAACAAAGGAAAAATCATACAGACGGTTCAGAACGTCTTATGTGCAATTAGGCAGACAGAACGGAAAATCGTTCATCAACGGTATTTTGGCATGTTATTACGGGAATTTTGACGGGTACAAGTACGGAAAAATCTTTTGTACGGCTACCAAGCAAGACCAAGCGAACATTGTTTTTGACGAGGTCGCAAAATTCATCAATTCGGACGAGGATTTGTCGGAATGGTTCAAAGTGCATGACCACAACCACACGATTGACTGTCTGTTGACACATTCAGAAATCAAAGCGTTGTCTGGTGATACAAAGTCACTTGACGGACACCGTGCGTATTTGGGAATTGTTGACGAGTATCACGCACACAAGACGAATCAGATGTACAAGCTGCTTGAGGGAGGTATTAAGAAACTCAAGTCGGCGTTGATTTCGGTCATCACGACAGCAGGGTTCGACCTCAAATCACCCTGTTATAAATTGTATGAATATTGCTGCAATCTGTTAAAGGGTGTTTTTGAAAACGACAGTCAGTTCGTATATATCGCACAGATGGACGAGCATGACGACAGATATGTTCCGGAGAACTGGATAAAAGCGAACCCGATTCTTGAATTTGACAGGGATGCTCTTGAAAACCTCATACCGATTGCACATACCGCCCGTGATATGGGCGGGGAGGACTTGAGAGATTTCCTCGTAAAGCAGTTAAACATGTGGATGCAGTGGTCAAATTCACTGTATATCAAGGACATCGCAAAATGGAAAGCATGTGCCGTTCTGAAATCGCTCAAGAATTTCAGAGGGTCAAAATGTTATGTCGGGGTCGACCTGTCATCAGGAGGCGACTTGACATCAATCGCAATCGTGATTCCGTTCATGATTGACGGAATAAAGAAATATTTTGTACACACACATTCGTTCATTCCGTCCTCAAGGGTGGACGAACACATCAAGACCGACAAAGTACCCTATGACGTATGGATTGAAAAGGGTCTTGTGACAGTGACTGAGACACTGGGAGGAATAAAGACAGATTACAAATACATCATCAAATATCTTGAGGATTTGGTGAAAGAATACGACCTCAAACCGCAGTTGATTTGTTATGACCCGCACAACGCATCGGCGTTCCTATCAGACATTGAGGCATTGGGATTCGATTCAATCTCTGTCACACAGACAGCGAAAGAGTTGAACGATGCGACGGTTGATTTCAGACTTGAGATTTTGGCGGGCAATGTGGAAATCGAGGGAATGGAGGTCGGAAAAGAGGGAAACAAGATTGTTGTTCCTGCCGACAGTTTGCTTGTGTGGTCTATTGCAAATGCAAAGACCATCTCAAACAACTACGGCGAAATAAAAATTGACAAAGACATCACGACAGAGAGAATCGACCCGATTGACGCTATCATCGACGCATGGAAACACGCAATGAAAGAGGAGTACCGTCCGGATGTGAATGAGACTGTCAATGAATGGCTTGAGCAATTTGAAAAATACATGAAGAAAGGCGGTGAGAAATAAATGAATCCGTTTCAGAGATTAGGAGTGAAAATTTCAAATTGGTGGAGAGGTGAACCACAGGACAGCGGAGGCGTTGTGACACTGAACTCACCGTCGTTCCTTGAGCGGATAGGACTGAAAAGAAAAGGGAAACCGACATCAGAGGTCACATATTTCACATGTCTCAAGATGCTGTCGGAGACCCTTGCGAAAATGCCTATCAAATATTATCAGAAAACGGACAAGGGAATCATTGAGGCAGAGGCGACGGACACATCAAAGCTGCTCTCAAAAAGACCGAATCCGTTTATGACACCAACGACATTTTGGAACACGGTTGAAATCAACCGCAACCATTACGGAAACGCCTATGTGTACATAAGAAAGAAGTTTGACCGCAAGAAATACGGCGGTGAAATCAAAATCGTTGATTTGTGGGTTATGCAGTCAAATTGTGTGCAGATAGTCGTTGACGATGCGGGAATATTCGCAGGAGTTGGGCGTTTGTGGTATGTCTACACAGACCCGACATCCGGTCGTCAATATGTGTTCAGTACAGACGAGGTCATGCACTTCAAAACATCATTCAGTTTTGACGGAATCACAGGACTACCAGTGCAGCAGATATTGAGAGACACGGTTGCGGGTGCATCCGAATCACAGGCGTTCATGAATAACTTGTATGAGAGCGGTCTGACAGCAAAGGCAACTCTTGAATATACCGGAGAACTGAACGAAAAAGCGAAAACAGCACTTGTCAAGTCGTTTGAGGAGTTCGGCAGCGGGGCGAAGAATACAGGAAAAATCCTGCCTGTTCCGTTGGGGATGAAACTCACACCTCTCGACATCAAACTGACAGATTCGCAGTTCTTTGAACTGAAAAAATACAATGCACTGCAAATCGCCGGAGCGTTCGGGGTGAAACCGAATCAAATCAACGACTATTCAAAGTCGTCATACAGTAACAGCGAAATGCAGCAGTTATCATTCTACGTCGACACAGAACTGTTCATAATCAAGCAGTATGAGGAGGAAATCAATTTCAAAATACTGCCGGATGAAGATGCAGACGACGGATATTATTACAAATTCAACGAAAAGGTATTGTTCCGCACTGATTCAAAAACGCAGATGGAATATTTGAGAAACGGTGTCGGGGGAATGATTATCAAACCGAATGAGGCAAGACGTAAACTCGACATGGAAGATGCGGAGGGAGGCGATGTTCTGCTTGCAAATGGCAGCATCGTTCCGTTGACTATGGCGGGAGCAGCATATTTGAAAGGTGCATCCGAACCGGATGAAACCGAAGAACCGGAGCAGCCGGAAGAAAAGACAGAGCCGGACGCAGAGCAGCCGGACACAGCAACAGAACCGGACGAAACCGACGAGGCAGAGGACGAGGATGAACAGGAGGGAGGTGAATAATCATGCCAAAGAGACGTTTTGATTTCACAAAGAAGAATAAACGCAGCGGAAAAGTCGAAAATGTCGGCTATTTGGATTTAGAGCAGGACGAGGAACAGAGCAGATGTTCCTTGTATTTCTACGGCGACATTGTATCAGCAACATGGGAATCCATGTGGTACGAGGAGGACAGATGCCCGCAGGACATCGCAGATTTCCTCAACCAGTTAGATGGCTATGAGGACATTGACATTTATTTCAATTCCGGAGGTGGAGACGTATTTGCAGGACTGGCAATCTATAACCAGTTAAAACGATACGACGGACACAAAGTCGGCTATGTCGACGGAATGGCTGCATCCATCGCATCGGTCATCATGTTCGCTTGCGATGAACTGCATTTCGCAACAGGGGCACAAGCGATGATTCACAAACCGTTGTGCATGGCATACGGCAACGCAGACGATTTCAAGGCAGTAATAAAGCAGTTGAATCTCTGCGAGGATTCAATCCTTGACGTTTACATGGAGCATGTGCAGGAGGGTGTCACAAGAGACAAGATTCAGAGCCTCATGGGTAATGAGACATGGTTCGACAGTAAGAAGATGCAGCAGTATTTCAACGTCGAAATCGAAGAAAAGGCAGCAGTCGCAGCGTGTGCATCCGACTATTTTGAGAAATACAACAATATTCCGGAGACACTCAAAGGAACTGAAAAAGAAAACATTGTCGATGCGGTGCTTACAGAACTGGAAAAGAGAAACAGTGCAGCAGCACAGGCAGAGGAACAGAGAATCGAGGCAGAAAAGCAGGAGATTCTCGATGATTTATACCTTTACGGTATGTAAGAAATGGAGGACAGAAAGTCATGAATAAGGAATTACAGAAGTTATTGAAACAGATTAACGACAAGAAAAATGAAGTCAAGAGCCTTGTGAACGACGGAAAACTCGACAAGGCAAAGGCAGCAAAGGAAGAACTCAAGGAGTTACAGAACAGATTCGACCTCCTCTATGATTTGGACGAGGACGAGCAGGGTAGTATTGAGGACAAGGTCAACAAAGGCACTGCAAAGCAGGTCGGCGGTGAGAAAAAGGTTGACAAAAAGAACCTTGTGAAAGCGTTCGTCAACATCGTAAAAGCGGGATTCCTGCACAGAGAGGCAGACGAGGCAGATGTTGAGGTGTACAAGAACGCACTCACATCCGACACAACCGCAGGAAGTGAGGGAGAGGTCGGAATCGGCGTGACTATTCCGGAGGACATCCGAACAGACATCATCGAACTGCGTCGTTCATCCGACAACCTTGAGCAGTATGTCAATGTTGAGGGGGTTGTGACAAAGACCGGAACACGAAACATTGAGGTTGATGCAGAATCAACACCGTTCGACAACGTGGATGAGGCTGCGGATTTTCCGGAGATGGACGAGCCGGAATTTTTACCGATTGAGTACAAGGTCAAGAAAAAAGGTGGAATCCTCAAGATGACCGCTGAACTGCTTGAGGACACAGCAGCCAACATCATGGCGTACATCAACAAATGGATTGCGAAAAAGACAAAGGCAACCCGTAACGCAATGATTCTCAAGGTACTCAACGAAATGACAAAGGGAAAAGAGGTCACAGTGGAGAATCTCGACAGCCTCAAGGATATTTTCAATGAGCAGTTAGACCCTGCGATTGCAGAATCCTCAATCGTCATCACAAATCAGAGCGGTTTCAACTACCTCGACAAGTTAAAGGACAAGGATGGAAACTATATTTTGCAGAAAGACCCGACACAGCAGACAAAGGGAAAAATGCTTTTCGGGGAATACAGAATCGTGAAACTGTCAAAGAAAACGCTCAAGTCTACACCGATTATGAACAGCGATGGTCATACAATCGACGGGTACAAGCACCCTGTTTTCTGCGGTGACTTGAAAGAGGCTATCACACTTTTTGACAGAAATGTTCTGACAATCGACCTCAATGACAAAGGTGCGGGGTTATGGGATAAGGACATGACAGGTCTCAAGGTTCGTGACCGTTTCGATGTGCAGGCAGTTGACAAGGATGCAGTCATCAAGGGTGAAATCACAGAGATTGTCAACGGGTAACAAGGCAGCAGGGCGGTGAATCCGTCCTGCTATTGAAAGCAGGTGAAAAACATGACGGATGAAGAAAAAGAGAAATACAGAGACGGTCTGATTGCCACATGCAAGGTATATTGTCACATCGACTATGATGACGACATGGAAATCCTTGAATTGATGTTTGATGTGACCATGCAGGAAATGACGGAACTGATTCCGAATTTCGACCAGTACAGCCTCACAAGCCGTCAAAAGCTACTTGCATTTATATCCGTGAAAGAACTCTACGACAACCGTGACAAATACCGGAGCGACACGAAACTGCTTGCCTCTGCTGCCTCCTCAATGCTTTTGAAAGAAATATACGGAGGTGCAGCACAATGACAGGCAGAATCAAGATAATTCGCAAGGTGTCGAGCGTTGTTGATGGCAGACGGCAGCAGGAGGAAACGGAGTTTTATTCCTGTTGGTGCGAGGTCAAGAGTTTGGGAACAAATGAGAAATACACAGCCTTGCAGACCGGACTTGAAAACACAATCGTTTTTGAGACACGAACGTGCGACAAGATGGAAGAAATCCGACTGAACTTGAAAGAGTTCTATGCGGTGTACAAAGGCGTTGAGTTCAAGATATATGATGCGTCTCCAATGTTCACGGACGACAGGAAATACCAGTTGAAATGTAGAGCGGGAGCATAGTGTCATAATCTGACACCGGAGGGATGCGATGAAAATTGAAATGGAATTTCAAGGCTTGAAAGAACTCATGAAAGCATTTGAGGATGCAGCAAGCGACGAGGACATCCGAGCAGTCAACAAAAAGATTGTTGAACAGGGGGAACCAGTCGTGAAACGCATTATGTCGGGGAAGATTCCAAAATCGGCAGATATAAAGTTGAGCGGTCGAGGATTCGGCTCAAAATCATCGGTCACATCACACGCAGCGGACAACGTTCCACTGGGGGCGGTCAAGGTGAAAGACACCGGAGCGTCAGCGGATGTCGGATGGGAAAAGTCGGATAATAGTGAACACTTTTATGTGAAATTCATTAACTGGGGAACTATTTACAGACCGCCTCAAGAATTTATCTATGCGACAGGGCGTGAGGCAGATGCGGAACTGCAAAAAATCGCAGAACAGGAGTATCAATCCTATTTAGATAACACAATGAAATGAGGTGATAGCGTGAACAGTCCGGACATCATAAAAGACGCATCGGATGCGTTGCAGCAGATTTCAGACAGGGGAATCACTGTCATGCAAGGGTGGTATGACAAGGACATCCATGAAACACATGTGACCTTGTGGGATTTGGGAGAAGTCGACGAGAACTTTTCGGATGATGATGCGGAGGGAGTGACGCTGTCATTGCAGGTCACTATTTTTTCGGAGAGTGACGAGGTTGAACTTGCGAGGGAAATCAAGAAACTCATGAAAGAAAAAGGCTTTTCGTTTGAGGGCAGGAACGGAGACGATTCCAAACCGGAGGACGGAATCTATATGAAAGCACAAAGATTTTCAAAATTTTATGAAATGGAGGAATAGACATGACTGAAACAGTAACACCATTAAGCGAAACAGTATCACAGATTGTTAGAAGTAGAACATGCGGTTGTAGGGATTTCTACATCGCAAAAATCACACAGAATGATGCAACAGGATATGTTGCGGGAACTCCGGTGAAACTGGCAAGAGCAATCAAAGCGAAAGTTGATGAAAAATGGACTTCTGAAAAGATTTACTCCGATGACGGAACGGAGGAGGTCATCAACTCATACGAGGGAACAGAGGTCGAACTTGAGGTCAATGCACTTGCACCACAGGACAGACAGATTTTATTCGGGCAGTTATACGAGAACGGTTTCCTCATTAAGACAGCCGACGATAAAGCACCGGAGGTCGCTGTCGGATGGCGTGAGAGAAAACTGAACGGAAAGTATGATTTCAAATGGTTATACGCCGGAAAGTTTGCAGAGGGAATCAGTGAGGAGGCAAGCACAAAAGAGGGCAAATTGTCTCCGACAACAAAGAGCATCAAGGGTTCATTCTACGAGAGAAGTCTTGACAATGCGTATGAGATTTCGGTCGATGAATCAAATCTTGTGAAAGAGAACACAAAGGCAGCAGAAGCAATCAAGAGTTGGTTTTCAAAGGTGCAGGAAAAGAACGACGCAGCAGCGTAACAAGGGATATATAACAGGAGGATAAACCATGAAAAGAAAAATCATCATCAGCAACAAAGAGTTCACAATGCCGAAAATGTCGATTGATACATACACGGAGTATCTCGATATTGCGGAGCAGATTGACGCACATCCGAGATATACAAAACAGGACATTGAAATAATGGCGATGTTTGTCTGCAAAGCATACGGAGACCAGTTCACCGTTGAGGAATTAAAGAATCCGGAGACCGGACTGGATGCAGCAGGTTTGATTCTTGAGTTCCAGTTCATTGACGCAGGAATCGGGGAAGAACTCACCAAACGCATGGAGAAGATAGAGAAAAATTTTCAGAGTGGCAAGTGATACCGGAAATAGAGGTCACTTGCAGCGGGAAAAGATATTTTATCAACTCCATAACAGTGGAGCAGTACAAAAAATATATCAGTCTCATGGAGAAAAACAGCACGGAAAAGATTTCCGGAGTGATGTTTTTCAACACAAAGATAGTGCAGGAGTTATTCGGAAATGAATTGACGCTTGCGGAAATCGGGGAGATTGATGTGATTGATTTTCTAACGGCAATCAAGACGGTTCATTTTGTGATGCAGAACATAATTGCAGAGAAACTATTGAACATTGTCGAGGTTGAACAGGTGGAGAAAGAAAAGTCCGCATTTGACGAATACGACCGTGAAAACGGGTATGAGGACGAGCCGGAAGAACCGGAGGAAAATCAATGGAAAGTTTGCGGGGAGATTGTCGACCGTGTTGTAAAAATTGCGATTCGGCTTTTGAAAAACTCATACAGTCAGTGCATGAAAGAAAACATTGTCACGTTGTTGGAATACTTGCGTTTTGAATTAGACACAATCAACGAAAATCAGTAAGAGAGGAGGCGACCGAATGGCTTATACAAGCGTCAAAATTTCTGCAAATTCAAGTGATTACCAGTCACAAATGAAATCGGCAGCAGCACAAATGAAAGTCCTGTCTGCGGAATATACGACGGCAGCAACGAAAGCAAAGTTGTTCGGTTCGGAAACAGACAGCCTCAAGGCAAAAGCCGAATCGCTCACTCAAAAAATCACGGTGCAGAAAGGCATTGTGCAGTTAAATAGTGAGCAGCAGGAAAAGTTGACAAAGAAACTGTCAGAACAGAAAACAAAGCAGGAGGAACTCAAGGGAAAGATTGACGCTGCGAAAGAAGCCTATGCAAAGTCGACAGAGGAGACGGGGAAGAACTCCGAGCAGTCAAAAGCCTTAAAAGAGGAATTAGACAAACTCGAACAGGAGTACAAGGCAAATGAAACAGCAATCGGGAAAACAGAGACGGCTCTTGCAAATCAGACAGTAAAGACAGAAAAGTCAAAGACTGCCCTCATGAATATGGAGGCAGAACTGAAAAATGTTAATGAACAGTTAAAAGACAATAAACTTGAAAAATTTGCGACTGCTTGCGATACGGCGGGAACAAAGATGGAAAGTTTCGGAAAGAAAATGTCGGTTGTCTCTGCCGGAATTGCGGGCATCGGTGCAGCATCTATTGCAGCGTTCAAAGAACTCGACGAGGGATATGACACCATAGTGACAAAGACCGGAGCAACCGGAGAGGCACTTGAGGGATTGACAAAGTCTGCGGATAATGTTTTCGGCACAATGCCGGAGGATATGTCAACGGTAGGTGAGGCAATCGGAGAGGTCAACACAAGATTCCATACAACAGGAACGGAACTTGAAAAGACTTCAAAACAGTTCATACAGTTTGCAACAATCAACGGAACAAACGTCACACAGTCAGTTGACCAAGTTGACAAAATCATGAAAGCGTGGAACGTCGATGCATCACAAACGGGAAACCTGTTAGGATTGCTCACGGCAAAGGCACAGGAAACCGGAATCTCCGTTGATACGCTTGAATCAAATGTACTTGATAACAACGCAGCATTCAAAGAAATGGGTCTGTCATTGCCTCAAGCAATCAATTTGATGGCTCAATTCGATGCAAACGGTGTTGATTCCACTCAAGCGATGGCAGGTCTTAAAAAGGCATTACAGAACGCCACATCAGAGGGGAAATCAATGGACGAGGCGTTGTCAGAGACCATCGGCAGCATCAAGAACGCAAAAACAGAGACCGAGGCGATGCAGATTGCAACGGAACTGTTTGGAAAGAAAGGTGCAGCAGAAATGACAAAGGCGATTCGTGAGAATCGAATCGACCTCACCAGTCTGTCGTCATCAATGGAGGAATACGGAACGACGGTCGAGGACACCTACAACGGAACTCTCGACCCGATTGATAATGCAAAAGTTGCGATGAACAACGCAAAACTGGCATTGTCGACACTAGCATCCACAGCACAGACATCCGCAGCACCTATGATTGAGAAACTGACCGGAAAGATTCAAGAGTTGACAAAGTGGTTCACGTCGCTTTCTCCGGCACAGCAAGAAACAATCCTCAAAGTCGGTCTCGTGGTTGCTGCTATCGGTCCGTTGTCAATCGGATTCGGAAAAGTGGCAAAGGGAATCTCTGACACGGTAACGACCGGACAGAAATTTGTGTCCGGAGCTGCAAAGATAATCGCAAAGATTACGGCAAAGACAGCAGCCACGGCAGCAGGAACGGCAGCAGATACGGCAGGAACAGCAGCCACGGCAGCACATACGGCAGCTACAACAGCAGCCACAGCAACAACCGGAGGAATGACAGCAGCACAGACCGCATTGAACGCAGTCATGAATTTGTGTCCGATTATTCTGATTGTGACACTGATTGCCGGACTGATTGCAGCAGGTGTCGCCCTATATAAAAACTGGGATACGGTCAAGGAAAAACTGTCCGAATTGTGGGGCAATATCAAAGAAAAATTCAATGCAATCAAAGAGACCATCACGGGAGCGTTTACGAAAGCGAAAGAGGCGGTTACGAATAAGGTCAAGGAAATCGGTGACAGCATAAAAAACAGCACCATAGGACAAGCAGCCTCAAAAGTATTCAACGGCGTAAAGGACACGGTTCACAATGTCATGTCGGCAGCGACCGAAACGGCAAAGGAAAAACTGGGGAACATGAAAACCGCCTATGAAGAAAACGGAGGCGGTATCAAGGGTGTTGTTGCTGCCGGATGGGAGGGAATCAAAGGATATTATTCAGCAGGATTCACATTCGTTGATAATTTATCCGGAGGAAAACTCTCTGAAATCAAATCGAAATTCTCTGAAAAGACATCAGAAATCAAAACAAAGGTTTCCGATGGTTGGGAGAATATGAAAACCACCGTCACCACAAAAATGACGGAATGGAAAACCAACGCATCAAACAAACTGAATGAAATAAAGACGAATTTCTCAACAAAGGTTTCAGACATCAAGTCAAATGTTTCAACAGGTTGGGAGAACATGAAAACCACCGTCACCACAAAAATGACGGAATGGAAAAACAATGCATCGAATAAATTGACGGAAATCAAATCCGGATTTTCCTCAAAGGTTTCGGAGATAAAAACGAAATGGTCGACGGATTTCACGAACATAAAGGACAAAGCGACCTCCCTCATGGAGACAGCAAAGTCCAATGTGTCAACAAAACTCGACCACATGAAATCCGCATACAGTGAAAAAGGCGGGGGAATCAAGGGAATTGTGTCTGCTACGTTTACGGGCATAAAAGACACAATGAACTCTCTCATGAGTACGGCGAACACTCTGACAGGTGGAAAACTCGACAGCATCAAATCAGCGTTCTCAAGCAAATTAGCGAGTGCGAAATCGACCGCATCGTCTGCGATGGAGAACATCAAATCATCATTCTCCTCAAAGATGGAATCCACACACGGAGCGGTGACAGGTGCATTGTCAAGAATCAAATCGGCGTTCAATTTCAAATGGTCATTGCCACACTTGAACCTGCCTCATATTAGCGTGAGCGGAGGGAAAGCACCATACGGAATCGGAGGAAAGGGTTCGCTCCCATCATTCTCGATTCAGTGGTATAAATCCGGCGGTATCATGACAAATCCGACCGTGTTCGGAATCAACGGCAACAGTCTCATGGTAGGAGGCGAGGCAGGTGACGAGGCAATATTGCCACTTGCGGAATTTTACAACAAATTGAACAACATCCTTGATAAGAAACTGGATGCGGTTCAAAAATCAAATATTGTGTATGTGACGAATCACACATACATCGACGGAGACGAGGTTGCAAGTAGAACCGTGTCGAGAGTTGATGCACAGATGGTCACAGACAAAAGGAAAGGGAGGTAAAACAAGGCGATGAAGATAAACGGAACAGACATCAGAGTGTACAACGCAAAACAGTTGACCGCCGATGTGCAGCCTCCCTCAATCATGAATAATTATGAATGGTTGTCGGGAGCAACACTCCCGACAGAACTTGAGACAGATGTTCAGATGGGTCATTTGAAACTGTCAATCTATTTCAAGGGCAAGGACAGGAACAGTATCATCCGTTCTGCGTCAGAATTTATGATGAATTTCACAAAGCCGTGCAGGTTGGAACTTGACGGCTACAAAGGAACATATATCGGGTTCATCACATCAAATGACTATGAGAAAAAGAATGTGAAACAGAGGTACGTCGTAAATGTGGAATTTGACGGCTTTTTCGTCGATGACGACCTCTCAATCACATTCGACGGGAAAACCTCCGCATCGTTCTATAAAGTGGGGACAAGAGACACTCCGTGCGTTGTGGAGGTATATGCAAAAAGCACCTTGACGAATTACACAATCAACGGACTGGGAGAGGACATCGTTGTTGAGAGCCTTGCAGCAGGAAAAACAGTTGTGATAGATGCAAAAACCGGACTTGTGACAATAGACGGGGCGAACGCATTTGACAAGGTGGATTTGTGGGAATTTCCGGTATTAAAGGCGGGAGAAACGGCACTCACATTCTCCAACACAAAGGCAAGAGTGACGGTCAGATACACTCCGATGTGGATTTAGGAGGTGAGAGCGTTGCAGATTTTTGATGATAAAAAGAAAAGAATCGGAACACTGTCCGGATTCAAGGATAGGGCAATCACCACGACACTGGATTCCGGAGATAAGGAATTGACGTTTGACTATCCTGCATCGGGAGCGTTGGTTGACCTGCTCAAAGAAGAATATTATATACGCACTAAAACGGACGAATTTGTTCTCAAAGCAGTCGAAAAAGGGGAACAGTTCAACAAATACACCGCCGTCCTCAATGTGGAGGAATTGGAGGGAACGGCGTTCCCATATGGGTTTGAATCGGATGAACAGACAATCAAAGCGTGTCTTGAGTTTGCGTTCGAGGGTACGGGGTGGCATGTCGGAACATGCACAGTCACAAAGAAAAGAACCATTGACGAGCAGGAGAGCGTCACGGCATGGGATGTCCTGCAAAAGTGCCTCACGACATACCGTTGTGAGTGCATCATTCACTCACTGACAAAGACAATCGACATCTATGACAGGATAGGAAGTGACAGAGGGTGTTATTTCATGGAGGGATTGAACCTCCGGAAAATATCTTTGAAATCCGACACCTATGATTTTTATACAAGAATCTATCCGATAGGCAAGGACGGCATCACGCCGGAATGGTTGACCGGAAAAGATTACATCGACAATTTTCAGTATAGTTCCAAAATCAAGGCGTATGTGTGGAAAGACGAGCGATACACCAACACCACAAGTCTGATTGAGGATGCGACGGCAAAGATTGAGGAAATGTCACGACCATACAAGGCATATACTGCGGAGGTGGTCGACCTTGCGAAAGCGTCAGAAAAATACAAAGACATTCTTTCATACGGAATCGGAGACACGGTCACACTTGTGTCAAAGAAAACCAGAACGAAAGAAAAACAGAGGATTGTCAAAATCACGGAATATCCGGAGACACCGAAAAAGAATACGGTTGAGATTTCAAATGCGAGAAAGACATTTGCAGAGATTCAGAAAGAGGAGACAGCAGCAGCGACCGAGGAGGCAATCTCAATCTCCAACAGGGCAACAAAGAAAGTCCTTGAGAACTATTCGACCACGGAGGAGATTGAAACCAAAATCACGGCATCGAAAAAGGCAGTCGAGGCGGGTGTTGCCTACACTCTGAAAAATTATTATACATCCGTGCAGATGGATTCCTTGATAAAAGCCACAAAAGAGGAGATTTCTCAAGAAGTAAAACATGTTGAGGAAAACTCAATGCACAACTATGTTGTGAATGGAGATTTTTCAAACGGACTTGATGATAATTGGTACAACAGTAATGAGACAAACAACTCCGTGATGGATGTGTCCGGTTTGGGTACGGTTGCAAAAATACTGAAAACATCCTCAAGCAGTTCCTATATACGGCAGAATTTAGGGAAAATACCTGCGGGAACATATCGTGTGAGATATAAGGCAGCAACAGCAGCAGGGTACGAAAGCACGGCAAGGGTGCAGGTGGGGGCGTTGGGAAGTTATTCAACGACATCCTCCGGAATGCTAAAGAGCAAAGAGTTCACGACGATTGAACGTGAAATCACGGTATCAGAGGGAACGAAATATATTTACATTTACGCATACACACAGAACGCACCCGTGTATATCACAGATATTGAGGTATTAGGATTGTATTCATTGTATGCGGATGCAAAGATTCAAGTGACTGCGGAGGAAATAACCTCCGAGGTCAACAAAAAAGTGAACAGCGATGATTTCGGAACACTAATCACACAGAACGCATACAATGTCCGAATTGCATTCAACAAAGGCAGTTCGTACATGCAGTTTGATTCGACAGGAATCACGATGTACACAGGAACTATCACAGACAACACAAAAAGAACACGATTCGATTACAACGGTGAACATTTCTATCGTGACGGAAAATATGTCGGAAAAATCGGAACAAACACCATGATAGGGAATGACAGTCAGAGAGGACTTGTGTTTGACATAGAATATGACACAGCATATATGTCATGGGCGAACAAGGAAAGTGCAAACGGCAGTTCGTACATGATGAAATGGGCGTACTGCACACAACAGTGCAACAATTATGAGGCGAATATGCTTCATGCAGGGGCAGACATTAACATGCACTATTATAAATTGAGAAACGTGAGTTTTGAAGATGGGGCAATCAATGGAACATTGACATTCAAGCAACCTTTAGCAGTGAGCAGCGATGGAACATTGTCAAAATGGTCAACAGCAACATTGACATTCAAGAATGGGATTTTGATTTCGGGTGCATGGAGTAACGGATAAAACAGGAGGAAAAACAATGCAGATGAATGACGAAAATATTCAAACAGAGGAAATCAAACAGGTAGCAGAGCCGGAGTTCAAGTTTCCGGATGATGCGGAAAGCACATCAAGACCAAACGAGACAGCAGAAGTTGTGACAAGAGAAACCGCAGAGGAAACAAACACGGAACTCTTGCAGAGCATCGACAAGAAACTTGACATGTTACTTGCAGCACAGGCAGCAA